GATGTGAGGGTGTATTGCGCGTATTTCATGGATGCGATGCTTTGGCCTTCCCACCACGTGGCTTGGAAGGTGGCGCGCCCGTCGGAGAAGCCGCCGAGGAAGCCTCCCATGTACAGGTATCCGCTGTCGATGTCGGCTTGGATGCCGACTCGACCATTGGGGTCTCGCGCGACGAGCGTGGCGGTCGTGTCCCCGGCCTTGGAAGACAGCAGGCTTAGGTAGGCGCGCCTTTTGCCGGTATCGGGCGAGTCGTAGTCCTGATTTGCGTCGAGGAGCACGGTGCCGTATTTCCTGCCGGCGTCGTCCTTTCTCTCCCCGATACGGCCGAACGCTCCGGGGTCGTTCCGCACGCGATGCCCGCCGTTGAACGTGAGCGCGGACACCTCGCCCTCCTGCCGCGTGGTGGACTCGGCTGCGATGTACGGGTGCGCGTATGCATCGGTGCCGTGGCAGAACTGGATGCCCGCGCCCTCCAACTCGTCCGTGCCATCGATCTCGAACTGCCGGAACGAGGGGCTTATCATCACCCTGTTGCCCGAGGTTCCGGTCTGGAACGTGCCGGTCAGCAGGTTGTTCGCGCCCTCGCCGTCCAGATGCACGGTATGGTTCCGCTTCGAGTCCCACATGTCCAGCGCGTTGCCCTTGAGCTTCCAACCCGTGTTATCCGCAGTGCTGGATTGGAAGATACTGCCGGTGAACACGTAGCCGACGAACTGGCCCGCCGCCACCTTGTCGCTGGTGATGGACTGGGCGGCGATGTTCCTCGCCACGATCGTGTTCGACGCGATCTCGTCGCCCGTGATCGACTGGCTGACTATCTTCGACGCGTTCACGCTGTTGGCGGCGAGCTTGTCCACGGTCACGGACAATGCGGCCAGTTTCTCGGTGGTGATGGCCCCCGAGACGATGTTGCCCGCGTTGACCGCGTTCGCGGCGATCTTGCCCGCCACTACGCTGTTCGCGGCGAGCTTGTCGGCGGTCACCGCCAACGCGGCCAGCTTGTCCGTCGAAATAGCTCCGGCCACGATCTTGCTCGCGTCCACCGAGTTGGCGGCCAGCTTGTCCACGGTCACCGCGCCGGCGACGATGTTGCCCGCGTCCACGCTGTTGGCCGCGAGCTTGCCCGCCACCACCGAGTTGGCGGCGAGTTTGTCGGCGGTAACCGCCAAAGCGGCCAGCTTGTCCGTGGTGATGGCACCGGAGGCTATCTTGCCGGCGACTATCGCGTTCGCCGCCACCTTGTCCGTGGTGATCGCGCCGGCCACCAGCTTCTCCGTCGTGATGCTGTTCGCCGCCATGTTGGAGGCGACCACGCTGCCGGAAGCGAGAATGTTCGCGGCCACGATGTTGCGCTCGTTCCACCGCGAACCGTCGAAGACGTACACGCCGATGAAATGGCTGGACAACGGCACGAGCCAGCTCGCGCTGTTGTTCGGCTCGCCCTCCCAACCCGTATAGAAGTCGGCCAGCAGGGACGTGCTGTCGTTCGCAGCGCCGGACCAGCGCGTCCAGTATTTTTGGGTTTTGTACCAGAAATCACCCTGACGCACGGTCACGCCGGAAAGCGTGGTCGGGTCGTCGGGCCCCTCGTACACGTTGTGCAGGCCGTCGAGGCTCTTGCCCACGGAATTGGCCTTGTCCAACGCGGACTGGGCCTTCGACGCGGCGTTCGCGATGTCGGACTTCGCCGACTCGATGGCCGCGCTGGCCTTGCCCGCTTCGTTTTTCGCGTTGGCCGCGTCCGACTTGGCCTGCGTGATGTCCTTCTTCGCCTGCGCGATGTCGCCCTGAGCCGCGTCCAGTTCCCTGTTCGCGTTATCGATGGCCGTCTTGTTCGACGTGATCTGCTTGTTCGCGTTGCCGATGGCCGTCGTGTTGTTGGCGATGTCCTGCTTCGCCTGCGTCAGGTCGGACTTCGCCGTAGCCAATTCCCTGTTCGCGTTGCCTATCGCCGTCGTATTGCCGGCGATATCCTGCTTGGCTTGGGACAATTCCCTGTTCGCGTTGTCGATGGCGGTCTTGTTGTCCCGCAGATCCTTGTCGAGCCTGTCCAGGTCGGTCTGGGACACCGCGCTGGCGACCGTGATCGACGCGCCCACACCCCAATCCGACTTGTTGCCCGAATGATCGACCGAACGCAAAGCGAACCAGTAGGCGCGATACTCCAATCCGGTGACGACGCAATGCCCGTCACGCGCCACGCTATCCCGGTATTTCCAATTCCCGTTCGAATCGGAAATGCCGACCTCCACGTGGTCGAAGTCCAGCTCCATGCCGCCGCCGGCATTGTTCCTGCCGTCCCACTGCACGTCCACCACACCCAATTTCGAGGTGAGTATCGGCTTGGACGGGATGCTCGGCGGCGTCACGTCCGACGCCACCAAAGCCACGACCACGTTCGACCAGTCACCCAACCGGTCGGAATACGTGGGAACCGCGCGCACGCGGAACTCATAGCGTTGCCCGCATTCCAGACCGCCGATGCCCAACGTGAGCCGCTGCGCGTCCGTCACGCCACCGGAAACCCACGGCGCACCAGCCGTGCTCTTGCGATACTCCACGCGGTAGCCCGAAATGTCGATGGCGGTGTCATCCGTCGCCTGAGAGACCGCGGCCCACTGCAGGGTAGCCAAACCCAAAGCCGTACCACGGGAGGAGATATAGGCGTCGGTCTGCGCCACAAGACCAGTCGGAGCCTTCGGCGTGCGATGGTCTTTTTCCGGGGCGGGACGACCACCCTCGGAACCAGCGAGGGTCGCGCCGCCGGTGATGCCCTGGATTTTCTTGTTGGCTTTGACGGCGGCGTCGAGCTTGAGGTCGTTGAGCATCACGCTGGCGGTCAGGCCGCTGGTGGAGTCGAACGAGATGTCGATTTCCTGGATTCGTACTTTTTCGCCGTGCTTGACGGTGGGGGCGGTGATCCAATCGCCGGCGTGGTAGTCGAAGAGCGGCAGGGTGTCCACGTCGTAGATGTTGAGGCTGCGCGTGTATTGGCCTCGCACTCGGGCGCTGGATTCGAGGGTCGCCAGCATGAATGCCTGTGCGGTGGCCTTGTCCGAGACTCCGCCCTGCGAGACGTATGATTCCCACTTGCCCCATGGGGTAGGTGCCGCGGCGTTGGTCTCGCGGAAGATTAACCCGTTGTCGCCCTCGACGAGGATGTCGCTGGCGAGTTCGCTGATCGATTCCTCGTTCGGTGCTTCGGCCACGTCACGGCGGAAACGCAGATTCACGCGACCGGATAGGTCTCGGCTCAGGCTCGTGCTGTCTGGATTCCACATCTTCAGCGTGCGTCCGCTGGTACGCCAGTCCACACCGCCGCCGCCGACGAGGCTGGCCAACGCGGACTGGACGCTCACGCCGAGCGAATAGTAAAGCGTGTAGACGCTTTTCCACGATGTTCCGGCGGAGTCCATGCCGGTGTCGAAGCCGAGGGTGAGACCGGTGGCCGCGCCACCGCGTTCACGGTTCTCGTCCATCATGGTCTTGACGATCACGCCAGAATTCCTACTGAGGAAAGCCCTCTTGCCCTTGTTGTCGCCGTCGGCGATGAGATGGGAGGTGTCGTTGTTGAGTGTTTTCGACAGGAGCCAGCTGATGCTGGGGGCGCTGCTGATGGTCACCGTGTCCGACTCGTCGGTGGAATCGTTCTTACGCGCGATGACCAGATAGCGCGCGTTGTCCGGCTCCCTGTATTTGCCGCCGTCGCTGACCTCGAGCGCGATCTCCAATCCCTGTTCGAGGGTGCGGGACAGTATGCTTCCGCCCAGCGCCTTGCGACTGTAGGTGAGGTTCAACGCGCCGTCGTCGTTGTGGACGAGGCTCGCGTCGAAGCTCGTCGGCTGGGGAAGCACGCCGATACGCTGGCCGAAGGGCTCGTAGGCCACGAGGCGCGCGTGCAGTGACTTGGACAATGCATCCTCCTAAAAAAGCGTTTGTTTGGTGGGCTCACCACCATGAGGGGCTGAACCTGACGGCGATAGGGTTCGTGCCGCCGGTCTGTTGAACGGAGAGACGGTAGGACCCGTCCGCCATGGGCCAGATCTCCAACGGTTCGCCTTCCCAGTCGATGCCGGTCAGGCTGGTGCCGCCCGACCAGGCGGTGGGCGAGTCGGAGCACCATGCGGAGAGATTCGACGGGTTGAGATACAAATACGGTTTGCCGGACGGGAGCGAGCCCGACCATGTGATGGTCGTTTTCGACGACTGGTCGGTGATTTTCACGGCGGTGACCGACTGGCAGCGGATTATCGGATCGGTGATGGGAGCGTCGCCGAACATGCCCTCCACCACCTCGTCGAACAGTATCGACGGACTGTCGTTGGGATCGCCGAGCCACATGGTCGCGAAATCGGCGAGCAGCGAGGTCGAATTGTTCGGTTCGCCGGACCACCTCGTCCAATATGGGTCGATCCTGAACGGATTCGGCACGAGCGCGCCGCCGTTTGCCGAAAGCTCACGCACCATGGGCTGTTCGCCATGCCAGAACACGTCCGGCATGGCGAACACCGCCGCCAGCTGCTCCACGGGCCGCCATGGACGCTCCTCGTCACCGGGGGAGAGGCTCGTCAGCTCCACGCGCGTGCTCATCGACCGGCTGTACCCGCCATCAACGTCGGTCTCCGTTTTGGAGAGCGTCAGTGATGGCATGGAGCACAGGCGCATGAATCGTTCGGCGGTCTGCGTGGAGCGTATGCCATGGGCGACGGTGCGGATCGTCAGCTCGCGTTCGTCGAATCGCGGGGTCATGCCGGTCGGCACGCTTCCATGCCGCCCGGCCACGGTGACCACGTTGCGGCGGGGGCTGATCGGTGCCCTCCACCCCGATTTGACGGTCACGTGGAAACCGTCGGTGTCCAACGGCATGCCGTTGAGCTTGTAGGAGACCTCCATCGGCATGCCGGTTCACCCTGCCTTTCTCACCATTGGGCCATCGCCGCCTTCTGCAGGCGCTGCTGCGTGGACAGCACCGTCGGAGCGATGGCCGGATACACAAACGTCTGGTTGTAGGTTTCGCCGACGCCCGCGTTCGACAGGGCGTTGGCGATGGAATCGGCCAGTGAGCCGTTGCCGTTCGACCCGTTGGCCGACAGCATGAGCGTTCCCGCGCCGCCAATCTGGCCGTTGATGTTGCGCATCACGCCACGGATCGAGGAGACTGCCGACGGCGCGGCCGAATCCATTCCCTCCGCCAAACCCTCGACCAGCGCCTTGCCAGAGTACGGAGTCCAGCCATGACCGGAGAACGGACCCTGTTTGGCGGGCGAGTGCGGGATGAACGACGCGATCTTGCTCATCACGCCGCTGATGGCGCGGCCGGCTGCTCCGATCATTCCGGTGATGCCGTCGATGAGACCCTGCACGATGGCCTTGCCGGCGGAGAACAGCAGTCTTCGGGCACCGGCGAACACACCCTTGATGGCACCGATGACACCCTGAAGGATGCCGCCCACGGCTCCGGCCGCATTGGACAGAATGCTTTTGAACGCGTTCCACGCGCCGTTCCAGTCGCCGTGGATGAGCGCCGAGATCATGTTGACCACGCCGGACACGACGCCGACGACGTTTTTGACCACGCCGCTTACCGACTGGATGACGCCTTGGATGACCGGCAGCATGGCCTGCACGACCGGCAGCAGCACGACTTTGATAAATCCGACCACGGCGCTGACCACAGCGGACACGACGCCGAGAATCACGCCCAGCACGGTCTGGATGACCGGGGCCAACGCGCTGACGATGCTCATAATTCCTTGGATGACCGTGGTAACCAGGGGGAGCAGCGCCTGTATCACCGGCGTGAGAGCGGTGATGACGGCCGACACGACCTTCGCAACCTGCTGGATGATTGGCACCAGGGCGGAGCCGAGCTGGCCGATGATCTGGCCGATGACCGCGATTACCTGCGCGATGAGCGGCACGAACGCGGTGATCATGCCAGTCAGGGGCGGCAATATCGCCGTGACCAACTGTCCTATCACCGGCATGATCGCGGTCATGGTTTCCATCAGCGGCTGCAGTATCGTCGGTATCAACGGCAGCAGTATTTGGATGATGGAGCCGACCACCGGTATCAACTTGCCCAACGCGTCGGTGATGACGGGCATGACCTGCTTGAGCATGGCCTGCACGCTTTTCGCAAATACGTCGAACGCGGGCTGCATGCTCATCATCACGCTCTTGAACTGCGTGAAGATCGCGTGGGCCTGATCGCCGAACGCCTCACGCAGTTCCGGCACCGTGGCGATGAGCGTGCCGATTGCGGCCACCACCATGCCGATAGGACCAGTGATTACTCCTAAGGCCTTGCCGAATATTGTGGCGTTAGCACCAGTGGATGCGAATAGTCCGCCAATCAAAGGCAATTTTGAAAGGAGCCCAGCCAGACCGGAGGAGCCAAGCACTCCAAGTGCGGCGGTGACCGGAGCCAAGATGCTGCCGAAGTTTTTAAACACGTCTCCGATTGCGGTGACGGCCTTCTGGAACGGTGCCGGCAGCAGGTCCACCAGACTGTTGAACAGTGAGGGTATCGCGGAGACGACGCCTTTGGCGATGGCTCCGATTCGGGGCAGGATGTTCTTCAACGCGGTGCCGATGGATTCTGCCAATTGCTGGCTGAGAGCACCCATGTCGGCGTTCTCGTTGCCCAAACCGGCCAGCCAGTTCTGCCATGCGGCCTTCATCGCACCCACGGAGCCCTCGATGGTGGTCGCCGCCTCCCGTGCGGTGGTGCCAGCGATGCCCATGTGCTTCTGAACGCGGCTGATGGCCTCGACCACGTCAGAGAAAGAGTCGATGCTCAGGTCGTTGCCGTCCTTGAGCACGCCGGGAAGCTTGTTCGCATCCGAGATGAGGCGTTCCATCTCGGTTTTGGTGCCGCCATACCTGATGTTCAGCGGTGTGCGCTAAGCACCGCCCGCCCCTTGGGGCTGCTGCATGTTTCCATGCAGAGCAGACTATCTCTTTGCGGGGGTTACCCCCCCCCCCCCCCCTC